TCATTAGTATATTAAACGGTATGGCGAAATTGTTATCACATACTACGACTCTAAAAACACTATTGGTTTTAGCAGCAGCGTCTATGACAGCTATTGCTATCTCAGCTACTATCGCTTCATTCGGAGCAGCAGCAGCAGCGGCCGCACCATGGATAGCAGGTATAGGAGCTGCAGTAGCGGGAGGAGCAACAACAGTAGCAGTAAACGACTCCTTGATAGACCCATCAGGTAGAATCTCAATATCTACACCAGAAGGAAAGATACTACCTAATAAGAACGACTCTATCATAACTACCACTAACCCATCAGGTTTATTGAACGGTGGTGGTTCAGACAACAGCGCAGTTACAGCCAAACTAGACGAGCTTATCGACCAGGTTAGAAAAGGTGGGAACGTATACATCGACTCCACCAGATCCGGTACAGCCTACGGTATGTCTTATAATTCTTACGCATAACTATTTATATAAAACAACAACATGCCATCATTAGCAGATTTAGCTACTAACTTATCCAACTTCCAATACTACAGCGGTCTAGGCAACTTCACCACTAACAACTTACCAGCTAACAGCGGTCAAGCGATAGTTAGAGAACCCGGCCAGAAATGGAGTATGGGTTTATCAGATAATCTGACGCCTTTTGGCGCCGTAACAACTGTTAATAGAACCTTAGCTGATGTTAAGCGTGTTACAGATTTTCTATACACTACTCCGCAAGGACCTCAGTTCCTTATCAAACAGACTGGTTTACAGTTTAGTAATGTTGAGATTGAGCACGCTGGCCAGGAGTTGACAACCAATAGAGCTACAACAGGTCAAGGTAGATTTACGAATGCTGTAAACGCAATATCCAACTTCGCTAATAAAATTAGCAATGACTACGGACCTACTCGTATTTACAATCCGTTGGGATTATCTACGATAACACAGACAGGGTTGGTAGCTGCAGGTGTGCATTTGACTAGACATGGCTTATTGCCTAGTTTTAATGAGAGATCCAGCGATTCTTATGAGAACTACATCAAATCTAAGGACAATAACGGTAATAACCGATTAGCTACATTAACCAAACAACTGTCAAACATTAAAAATGAACAGACATATGTGTTGAAATATAAAGGTGGACCTGGTTCTAAATACGGTATAGGAGATACTACTATTAGTAGGGCGTCGCGCATGCTTGTAACGAATTACAACGAAAATAAAGGATTAAATAAGCTCGATACAACTGCAAATAATCATATACCTTTACAGAACTTATTAACATCTTTTAATGGCTCCGGGAATTTAACAATACGATTGGATCCAAATAAGATAGAAGCAGATGATGCTAATACTACCATATTAGGTGAAAACGTAGATTTCAGAGGAGTCATAAATAAGATTGCAGGTAGAACTGTACTGATGTCCAGTGATTACAAAAATAAAAACCTAGAAAAAAGAGTTGGTGTATCTAGGGCTAGAAAGTCAAATGAAGATAGAACCAATTACGCATTCGATGTCCCTGAAGCTTCCGACAAAATAAACAAACTGAGCTTGTTTTACGGTACATCGGTAGCAGATGCTATCAAACGACTATCTAAAGATATCAATGATAACCAAGTTACTTTTCAAAATACAAACGACCTAATCAAGTTCAGGATCAAATCATATGATAACGATGCTCAAAATGGTGCTGGTGTATACATGGTGTTTAGAGCATATGTGACCAATATAAAACGTGGGATACAATCTAAGTGGAATCCTTACAACTACGTAGGTAGAGGTGAGAGTTTTTACTTATATGATGGTTTCACCGAAGCAATCACGATGCAATTCACGATCGCTGCTTCTAGCAGAAGCGAGATGAAGCCGTTATACCAGAAGCTGAACTTCCTAATATCAACGATGACTCCGGACTACAGCAAGAATCAAAAGATGAGAGGTAACATATCCGAATTGACAGTTGGAGATTTCATCAAATACCAACCAGGTATCATAACCAATCTAGATATCATCATAGATGAAGATGCAAACTGGGAGATAGCTATGGATGAAGGTAATTTAAATAATCCAGGTAGAGATTTTGATATGCATGAATTACCACAGATGTTGAAATGTAACATGACGTTCATACCTATCTATAACTTCTTGCCTAGAAAATCAGCAGAAGCGCCGTTTATAGGTATAAACGATACTGAAGCTAAAGCAACTACTAAAGATTGGACGATGACTGAATTTGAAGGTGTTAATGGTAAACTAAACTTACCTAAGAATGATTCTAAAAAGTAATAAATGAGATACGATAACGTAGAAATACTAACCGACCCGGAAACTAAACGAAGATACCTTAGAGGGGTTAAATACCCACCTATCCCATTCGACGATAATGATATCTACATCATTACAGTGGCCGGAGATAGGGTAGATTCCCTATCATATGACTACTACGGTAACGTAGATGACTACTGGATAATAATTTCTGCTAATAATTTGCCAGGAGATAGTATCTTTGTGAGACCGAACACACAACTTAGAATCCCAGTTAGAACTGTGGAAGCTAAGGAGGAGTTCGATAGATTAAACGAAATATAAAAGTTACGAATAGATGTCGATATTTAAAGGAACATTTGCGGACTACGTAAAAAAACAAATTAACCGTAGGCAAGACCTACTCAACACACAAGGTGATAGACCATTAGACCTTCAGAAATACGTTTCTGGTAAAGCTCCATGGATAAAGAAGACGTCGTTCGTTGACTATGTTGATCCGAAGTTGAAACAAGAAAGTAAGAAGACTGAGGAACAAAAGAAGGCTGAGAAAGACAAGAAGACTCCTAAGAATGACGGGGTAGACCCTATGGCTCTAGCCAAGAATTATGTATTACAAGGTGGAACATTGTATAAAGAACCAGGAAAGGATATAAGCTTTAAGCTGAGATCTGGTTTATTCAACAAGTCTCCTGCATATGATCTGAAGCTCAAGAAGGATCCTATAACTAAAGAGATAGGCTCTCAATACGGAATAAGACCGATGCCTGGTATAACCAGTGTTCAGATTAAATCGAAGAGTGCTTACGGTTCTTTAAGGGAAGCCATCGTTAAATTCTTTGCCTGGGATGTAAACCAACTAGAAGACTTGTTGATTCTGTACATGAGACCTGGGTATCCAGTTCTATTAGAGTGGGGCTGGTCTATGTATATAGACAATGAAAGCGGTAAAGTTAAATCATTCGACTCTAATACTATCAATTGTTTCGAATCGGGATTAACACAAGATGGTATATATGCCAAATTAGATGTGCTAAGAGAGAAATACTCCGGTAACTACGATGGTATGTTAGGTCTGATAAGGAACTATGAAACATCGATGTTACCTAACGGTGGTTTTGAGTGTACTACGACTTTAATCAGTATAGGAGACGTTATTGATAGTTTAAGAATGAATAGTGAGAATGGTGATTTATCATCATTATCTAAACCAGCAGATCCACCGGCAAATAACAACACTCAATCTACACAGAATCAAGAGATTAAAGATGAGTTTGAAAAACTGTTAAATGCTTTTCAGTACACCAAAACAGAATACAATCCTGATCCAGCTTCTTTAGCTAGAATAAAACAGATAGATTTAGAAGCTAAGAATATACTTGATATAGACACTGAAATATATTATGCTGCAGGTTATACGAAACAGGCAGATGGTAAAATCATTTCAAATGATGGCGGAGTTATATCTAGGTATTATATGCAATTTGCATATTTCATTCATATCCTAAACTCTCAGAAAAACCTTTATAACGATAGTCAAAAAATACTGGATATAGAAATACCTTTATCTAGAATCCCTAGAAATATCGGTAACGGGTTATGTATAGCTTCGACTAACTCTATGACAGTAGATAACAACACGTGTATAATAAAAAATTCAAAAGCTACTTTCATATCATCTGAAGGTTTTGTTCCTAAAGTTATATTTGCGGATAGATATACTCATCCTGAAAGTGATGAGACTAATGACGTTGCATCAAAAAATCTTAAGGAGTACATATACGAATCAACAAGTTTAGGCATCATAGGAAATGTATACGTCAACATCGGTAAGTTGATAGACTTATATAAGACAGAACATAAAAAGAACAACGGGTTTGTTTATTTAGGTAAATACATAAAAAGTGTGTTGTCGGAGATGGAGTTTGCATTAGGTTCTATAAACAACTTTGACATATTCGTAAATGATAATAAGACAGTTATCATAGATAAACATTACACCGAAAACCCATCAGATACCTCTAGAGATAAAAAAGTTCAAATCAATATTCTTGGAACAGATTCTGTTGTCAGAAATCAAAAGATAGTATCTAAGATATTCCCATCCCAAGCTACGATAATAGCAATCGCTGCTCAGAGTAGACAAAACGTAGCGGCTCTTCAGAGTTCTACCTATAACTATATGAACGCCGGGCTTAAGAGTAGACTAATATCTAAATTAAATACATCTGCGGAGGACACGTTAAGCGATATAGATAATGAGAGGAATCTTTTTTATAAAAATCTACAATCGCTTTCTTACTACGTAAATAACTACATCACCCCGTTCTCATCAGAATATAACAACGCTGTTAATATAAACTCGTTAAACACATTCTTGAACAACTTCTTAGTAAGAGTTGATAAAGGTACCAACTACAAAGCGATAATTCCGGTATCACTAGAGATTTCGTTAGATGGAATAGGAGGAGTGGTGATAGGTCAGATATTCGTAATTAATAAGGATATATTACCTAAGGAGTATGCTGCTAAGAATGTAGGCTTTATAGTGACTGGTATATCACATGATATATCAAGACCTGATTGGACAACTACGTTGTCAACACAGTTCTGTTTGTTAGATCAACATATATTACAAGAGCTAGTTAAAAGTGAAATCAAGGAACTTAATTTAGGGTTTGCTGCTTTTGTTCAGAAAGATAAAGAAAGATTACTCAATTCTGTTAATTTACATAACGTATTAGTTGGTTTCTTCGTTGATATATTTAAACATCGTATTGAACTTAAACCTGTAGACGGTACATATAATACATCTGTTAAATCTAGAATAGTTTATAAAGAAAGAACAAAAATTAAGAATTTGAAAGCTTTAATAGAACAGTACAAACCTGTTTATAACGGATCACCTATAACAGTAGAAGATATTATTTTTGAAGCTGAGAAATGTGTTGATAGCTTTTTAAACGGAATATACCAACGTGATAAAGCTGCTACAGGATCTAAAGTCGTGGCCTTTGGTAATGTCAAAGAATTAGTTGAAAAGTTCAATGATATAACACCAGAAATTTTTAGCAATTTCGATAGTAGTGATCAGGTTGCCACCTCACCTATTGGACGTAGTATGATAGAAGGTACTGCTAGTTATCCAAACAAATATTATAATGCGTTGACTGAAGAAGTTAAGACTATATATAAGTCAGGACTAGATTCGACTATAAATGCATTAAATGCTAGAACAGACGGTGCTCTAGTATTCAAACTTTTGAATCCATCATCTGTGACCGAAACAGGTTTATTTATTCCAAAACCAATAGATACGGCTATAGTAATTAAGAAAACATAACCACCACCATGTACTACCCCAAATCTGAAATAACCCCAAGCCTATACACCAACGGAACAGAGTTCGTGAACACTGTAACCGGCGCGTATTACAAAGGGTATTACTTCGCCACATCAGATGGTAAGTACTACACCGGTAAAGACTACACTCCTAGCGCCCAGGAGCTAACAAAACCTAAGGTAGACCTCAATCAGAATACATCTACCCCTCCAATGTACACTCCATTACCTACTACAGCTGATTACACCAACGGATATTTCATCCGATATGTGATCAAAAGGGTAAACAGCGGAGTAGAAACGATACGAGAGGTAAGTGAAAGTGAATATAAGTCAGTTCAGAGGAACCCGTTATACATCTTCACGACTTTCAAATGGAAGTTGACTGGTCCATTATACGACGATATGTCCAATAAGAACAACCCGATATACGGCGTAGTCGATACAAACAAGAGAACGTTACGAGTAGAAGAAAAAAAGATTCAAGGAATCTCAAAATTCTTTAAAAATCTAGCGCAGTATTCCAAATAACCCTGTATCTTTGTACAAAGGTTATATAGAGTGTATTATATTATTGAAACGGAAGAGCAGCTTGCTAAATTCTCAACATACGACTTTACAAATTGTTTTGTGGACGTTATCATGATGAATGATACATGTCACCCACATTTATCTACCCCTTCATTAGTTTACATCAGACCTTTTAGGTCTAGAGCAGGCTTTATGTTGTGCGTAGACCACGCAGAAACGTTCAAACTACCAGTAAGCTCCGTAATACGGTTTATTGAAGAGAAGATAGGCCAAATTTACGCTGTAGATGCTAAGAGGCTAAGACACTTCATAAACCGAGAGAGTGGCTTATTTTGCCTTAAAACAGGCAAATTCCTACATACAGGAGAAATCATCGATGAATCTGCTTACAATACTGCAGCACATCGGTTTTTCTACCAGAGATACGAATGTAAAGAGGATATAAACAGACTTATACCGGTGGCCAAGCATTATGAGAAGATGGAGAACCTGATCGAATCGATCAAGTTCAACGCTGCCTGGTTCAAACCTAAGTATTATAAGCTGTACGGATCTATGGCTACAGATGTATACCAAAGAGTAGAAAAGTCTGGAATTAAGCTTGACAATGTTGCTTTTTCCCATCATTATAAGCCAAAATGCGACTTAATGTCGGTTAAAGCCAACATTATCTATACATCTTACAACATGTTTACCGCTACCGGAAGACCATCGAATGCTTTCAACGGCATCAATTTCAGCGCTATGAAGAAAGATGATGGTTCCAGGGAGTCATTCATATCAAACAACGACATGTTAATCGAATTCGACTACAGTTCTTACCATTTGCGCATATTAGCGAACATAATTGGGTATGAAATAGTCGAAAACGACATCCACACTCACCTAGGTAAGTTCTATTTTGAGAAAGATGAGCTAACTGAGGATGAATACAAGGAGAGTAAGTCTCTGACATTCAAGCTTCTGTACACAGAATCTGCTGCAGCTGAAGTAGATCACATCCCATTCTTCAAAAAGGTGAGAGAATTCAAGAATGAGCAGTGGGATAAGTATAAAAAGCTAGGTATGGTAGAAGGATTTATATCCAAGAGGCCGATTAGGGGGTTGGAATCTAAGACACAGATACTCCCATATATCCTTCAGAACTACGAAACCGAGAGAAACATATTGATTCTAAACGAATTGCTAAATTTCTTAGCAGATAAGAAAACTAAGCTGGTGTTATACAACTACGATTCGTTTTTGCTGGACTTCAGTAAGAAAGATGGTAAGAATACGCTAAAAGAGATAAAAACTATATTAGAACAGGACGGTTACACGACATCGTGTAGCTATGGAAACAATTACCAGGAGATGAATAAATTAATTTTTTAGCCTAATAATCAGATATTTATATATGTTATTCGATCAATTATCACAAATCACAGAAGACCAGTTGAACAAGCTATTTTGCACGTTTACGAAAAAAGATGACCTTCAGTATACCATTACTGACATCAGAACTAAGTATACGGTTTTATATTCAAAAGTGTTCGTCCTAGAAATAGCGGATGGTGATGAGTACGTCTGTACTTACAACATCGATGGTGATAATATAAATCGAAGCAACCTATTACCCTCCACCATATTGATGCACCGCAGGAAAGAGACGAACACTCTTTATACCATCAATTCACTAAATTCTTTAGTATCTAGTTTAAATAACGGAGTAATTGATAAAAATTTCAAAGTTAATTGGGTAGATTACAGAAATTCCGTACTTTTGACTCGCGGAGGTGAATTCTGCAAACTGAATACCAAGATTCACGACATAGTAGTTTTAAACTAATTGTCGATAAATAAATTTGGAAATTTAGTTCTTATATAGTAATTTCGTTTTTCATTTAAAAATAACAGTTATGTCTAACATTGATTTAATCAAGCAAAGATTGAACAAGCTTCAATCAAAATCCAACGGTGGTAATTTCGAAAAGATTGATTACTCTACCCTATTCTGGAAACCAAAAGTAGGTAAGTCCGTAGTAAGAATCGTACCTCGTAAAGCAAACCGAGATTTCCCATTTGTGGAAACATCATTCCACCAGTACAACGTGTTTAAGAAAAGTGTTTACGCTTTGTCTAACTTCGGAGAGAAAGATCCGGTAGAACAGTTAGTAAAAGAATTGTACACAGAAGACACAGAAGAGAGCAAAGAATTGGCTCGCAAAATTAAACCTAAGATGGAATACTATGCACAAGTATTAGTGCGCGGTGAAGAAAACTTAGGAGTTCGTTTATGGAAGTTTAACAAAACTACATACGAGAAATTATTAGGTATCATGGCCGACGATGACTTCGGTGATGTTACAGATTTAACATCCGGCACCGATTTAACAATCGAAGGTTACAATGACTCTATCAAGATTGGTAAGAGAGAAGTTTCATACATTGCAGTAAACGTTACACCTAAGAGAAACATTTCCCCTTTATCAGAAGACGCAGCTTTAGTTCAGTCTTATTTAGAAAATCAGAAAGACATCTTAGAGATCTACAAGAAGTACACTTACGAAGAAATCAAGGACATGCTTAAAGCATATTTGAATCCTTCTGAAGAAGTAGAAACAGTAGAAGCAGAAGAAGTATCTACTGATGCTGCTGCAGACGACGATGCACCATTTGAAGCTGATAAACCAAAGGCTGAATACAAGCCAGCATCATCAGCACCAGCCCCTGTTAAATCAGCTGCGGCTAAATTCGATGCGATGTTCGAAGATGATGAGTAAAATTTAAACCAAGTATATGGACAAAGAAGAAAGTAAAAGCCCTAAGAAGTCTCTTAAGGGAGCGGTAACCAGCGCCGTAAACAAAAACAAAGTGGATTTCGATTTATCGAAATATAAGAAATCGAAGAACCTTACAACCGATGGGTACAAAACACAAACGTGGTTAAAAGTATCAGATGCTTTTTCGGAAGCAACTGGGTTACCGGGTATTCCAGAAGGACAAGTAACGATAATTAGAGGACACTCGGATACAGGTAAATCAGCTTTAGGTATTGAAGCTGTCGTAGCAGCACAGAAAGCAGGTAAACTTCCGGTCTTAATCATCACGGAGATGAAGTTCTCATGGGAACACGCTAGAATGATGGGGTTTGAATTTGAAGAAGTGCCTGATCCTGAAACAGGAGAAGTTAGATATGAAGGTAATTTCATATACGCTGATATTGATACCTTAAGTACCGTAGAAAAAGTAGCAGAATTCATGGCGGATTTGATGGACGAACAGGATAAAGGTAAGTTACCATATGATTTAGTATTCTTATGGGACTCAGCTGGAACTATCCCTTGTCAACAATCAATCGATTCTAAATCACAAAACAACGAATGGGCAGCTGCTGCGATGAGCAGGAACTTTGGTAACTACATTGATCAGCGAATTATGACATCTCGTAAAAACAATAGAAAATACACTAACAGTTTTATTGTTGTAAACAAAATTTGGGTCGATAAACCTGCTACATATGGGGCTTTACCAACCGTTAAATCAAAAGGAGGTAACGCACTGTATTCAGATGCCGCACTTGTTATTTTATTCGGTAATGTAACAAACTCAGGTACGTCTTCAATTAAAGCGCAGAAAAATGGTAAAAATGTAGAATTTGCTAAGAGGACCAAAATCAAAATAGAGAAAACTCATATTGATGGCATATCATCCTCGGCCAGGATTCTTATTACACCACATGGTTTTATTATAGATGAGAAGAAATACATCGATCGTTATAAGAAAGAACATGCACATGAATGGATTAAGATATTAGGTATGTCAGATTTTGATCTTGTTGAAGAAGCGGATAAGGAAGAGGATATTAATGACATTCAAGGTGAATATTAGATAATGAACAAAGAAAGATTATTAGACATATTCTCTCGTATAAGCAAAGAGGATCGAGAAGAAGCTCCAATTATACCTGACAACTTTCACTTCAATAGTAGAGTTCTAATGATTGACGGTATGAACACTTTTTTGAGAGCGTTTGCTGTCGTTAATAAAGTGAACCTATTAGGAAATGATGTTGGAGGTATGATTGGGTTTCTGAGATCCATCGGACATGC